CACATGAAAAGAGCGATAGCGCGTTATGTTAAAGAGAATGTTGATATAAACTTTATGGAGTATGGAAATCGTTTTTTTAATAGTGCTTATTTAGATTATCTTGATGAAAATTACGAACCATTACCAGACAAAAAAACTATTGATGTACCACAACATATTAATTTTGAGCAAAGAGAAGTTGACTCAAGTTATTATAAGAATTTAGAAAATAAACTAGCTAGTCAGCTAGTCGAGGAGGAATAAACGTTGAGAGAAGAAAAATTTATTAATGCAGTAACAAAAGGGTGCAATACAATACGTCAATTAACTCACAGTAATAAGATGACAATAGCAGAGTTATATGCAATGAAAGCCACACTTGATATACTAATCGAAAATTCAACACAAAAAGACAAAGAGGATGAGCGTAAACAAATGCAAGAACAGGTAAAAGAGTTGCTTAAGCCAGTCATGGACTTTACATATTTTGAATGGAAATAAGAGGGTTAGCGAGAATGAAAGAAAGATTGAAACTTATTTTATTAATTTTAATTGCAATATTTTTAACGTATATAAAAATACAGATAGAACAATAGATCTTACATATCAGTTTTAGACATCTCAGAGGGCGTTATTTTAATTTATCTATTAGGGGTAAGGTAGTTAATCATTTAAACTCAAAAAATACAAATGAGAGCAAATTAGAGGCTCAAAAAAAGGGGGCTATTGGTTTGATCATTCCAATCATTAAAACCGAAAACACCGTAAAAGAGCAGTGGGAAAAGGTTTGCGGTGAAGTTATAGAGGTACAATTCGAACTTAATGGAGGCACAAAAGAAAAGCAATTACAAGAGTGTTGGGATGTTGCATTTGCTAATTTTAAGCTTATGAAAAAGCTAGGCAGTGAGGACGATATTATTAAAGCATATAAGCAAGTTATACAAAAGCTAGAGTCACGAAAAAGGCTTGGCACAATCGAGATTGAGGAGTATTTAGAACTATGAAAGGGGTTAAATATGAATAATTTAATAAAGGATGAACAATTACTTAAAACATGCAAATTGGGGCAAGGTGTAGAATGTTGCAAGTATATTTGTTGTAGTGGCATGGGGTTTACTTGTGAAAAACATACATTATTTGGAAGGTTAATCGATAAGAAAACAGATATGATAGCAAAAGGAGATAATTGTGGAGGGCTAAAAGATGAGTAAACAGGACAGAGCAGAAAAGCGAAGGGCTGAAAGAATCGAAAATAAAAATCCTGCCCTTGCTAAAATCAAAAATGAGATAGCAGAGCAGGCAAAAGGCGATTTAATAGCTGACTTTGAGGCTACAGCTTTACGATCTAGAAATGCAGCTTTTTTTGATGTTATAAATGCAACAGCACACACTTTACATGAAGATTGTAAATTTGGCAAGGTTCGAGTCGAACGGATTGTTGACTCAATCAAAAAAAACTATCTTAAAATCATGGATGGTTCTTTAACAGCAGACGACACAGCAAAATTATACGACAAACTAGGTATTGAGTATACTAAAAAATAAATTAAATTAAATTTAACTTGGAGGTTCTCATGAGCGATATAAAAAGCAAGGCTAAATTTGTGCAAGTTTGTAATTTTCAATTAACAAAAAAGTTAAAAAATGACAGCTTGAAGGACTATGAGTTTAAGCGTTTTTTAGTTTACGTAATGGAACACGAAAAAGACCTAAAAATTACCATGTGGTTTAGTGCTGAAAGAAATCGCACAAGGTACATTGTTACAGCGTTTAAAGGCAATCAAGATTATTTAGAGTATTTAAAAACAATGTACTGGTTTATCGAGGGCATAAAGAAATTTGATTACAAGGAAAAAGAATTTAATTTAATAAACTATTTTCAGGAGCAAATAAAAGCGAGGATACGCTTTACTAAGCAACATTTATAAGGGGGAAAATATGACTATAGAAGAAAAGGCGCAACTAACAATATTGTTGTTATCAATTGCATTTCAGATAGGGTTATTGTATTATGTTATCGAATAATTTTTTATCAATAAACAAAATTTTCATTATCTCTACAAATCAGGACTTTCTTTGAAGGTCCTTTTTTGTTATAATTATTTTGCTATTCAATAATTTATAATAAGTCATCACATGCAGATTAAGCCCTTCCTTTCGGGGCTTTTTTTGTTAGGGTACAAAAGTCATTACCTTATGATATAATACAAATGTAATATATATTAATGACAGGAGGTGAGAGCTTTGCTGATAATGTTGTTATTTATAATCTCTTTTATTTATTGCCTTTCATTAGCTTATATGTTTAAATTAGACAATTTAGTCGCATTTAAACTAGAATTTCTTTTCTCGCTTATTAGTTCTAAATTCGCTTATGACAATTATATGAAAGTGATTCCTTGTTGCAGAAGTCCAGACGGTAATATATAATGTATTTGCCCATAGTGAGATTATGGGGAAAGCTATTTTGAAAGTTATGGTGTAATGTTAACATACTATCCTATAGATAGAGTCCGAGGTTAGATTCCTTAAAACGTAGTAGAAATAGCTTAAAGGCAATCCTAAAGTGGATTGTCTTTTTTAATGCAAAAATATATTTGTATAATTATATGTATATACGTATAATATATTTTGTGAGGTGGTAGTTTTGGGGAAAAAAGTTAAGTATGACGAAGTGATTTTAATTAGGGTTTCAAGTAAGGAGAAAAGGAAATTCAAGGAATTATGTGATCTAATTAATGAAGATATGTCCGATGTTTTAAGAGATTTCATTCAAGGATTTAATGAAGAATATAAAAAGATAGATGCAGACTAGCCCCTTTTAATATATAATGATATTGTTATTGCTATAAACTTTTCTAGGACACAGGGGCGAGCCATGGGGCTTGCCTTTTGTGTTATCATAAAACAAAGGTATTTAAAGGCATTATGTAGAATATATTAATAATAAGGGGGTGTGGTATGGCTAAAAAAAAGGTTGAAGAACTAACAAAAAAAGAGTTAATTTTTATTGATGAATTAATAAAAGATAAGACACAAAGACAAGCTTATTTAATCGCATATCCGCACACCATAAAATGGAAGAAAGAAACGATTGATAATAAAGCCTCAAAGCTATTTAACAGGGATGAAATAAAGGCTAGGTATTTGGCTATTAGAGAGCGTTTGAAGCAAGAAGCAGAGGAAGAAAGTATAATAGATGCTAAGGAAATTTTGAGGGAATATAAGAAGATCGCCTTTGCAGATATTAAGGATTTTTTGGAGTTCGGAACTGAAACAAATATGGTAGAAATTAGTAAAGATGTTAAAGTTCCAGAGTATACTCAAGTAATAAAAATGAAGGACTCAAAAGAGGTTGACGGAACATTAATTAATGAAATTAGCATTGGACGAACAGGAACATTCAAATTCAAGTTACATGATAAATTAAGGGCATTAAATAAGCTTGCACAGTATGTTAGATTGATTAGACCTGAAGACGAGGACGAAGAAGAAATTGACGATGGATTAATGGAGCAAATTGAGAAGGCAGCAACTAAGGACATTTGGGAAGGTGTAGAAGATGCTTTTGACGAGGAAGAAGAAGAAAACTAAATCACATTTTCAATGGGCACCTTTAAGCACAAAGCAATTACAAGTATTATCTTGGTGGCATAAAGCAAGCCCTTACTCAAAAATGGATGGAATAATCGCTGATGGTTCGGTAAGAGCAGGAAAGACCGTCGTTATGTCATTGTCTTTTGTTATATGGGCTATGGAATCATTTAACCACAAGTTATTTGGATTCTGTGGACAAACTATCCAAGCTTTTGAAAGAAATGTACTGGATACCTTGTGGGAACTCATGAAGTGTAGAGGTTATCGACTTAAGAGAGTTAAAAATATTATCTATGTCAAAAAAGGCAAAGTGGTAAATAAGTTTGAAATATTCGGCGGTAAAGATGAAGGTTCACAAAGGCTTATCCAAGGGCGTACTTTAGCAGGTGTTTTCTTCGATGAAGTAACTTTAATGCCTCAAAGTTTTGTAAACCAAGCAATGGCACGATGTAGCGTAACAGGGGCTAAATTTTGGCTTAATTGTAACCCTTCCAGTCCTAAGAACTTTATAAACACAGATTACATTCAAAAGCTTAAGGAAAAGCGATTTATTAGGATTCACTTTACAATGCACGATAACTTAAGTTTAGACCAGTCAACAAGGGAACGATACGAACGTATGTTCACAGGAGTATTTTATAAGCGATTCATATTAGGTTTATGGGTCAATGCAGAAGGAATAATTTATCTTAACTTTGCGAATGATTCGGAACGATATATAATTGAGACAGATAGTATTGAGGCTTCCAGTTATCAATTTTGCAACATTGGAGTCGATTTTGGGGGCAATAAGTCAGGAACTACTTTTAATTTAACAGGCTTTACAAGAGGTTTAAAACAGGTCCACACGCTCGAAGAATTTAGGATCGTTGGAAGGCAAACACCTAAAAAGTTAGCAGATGAATTTATAAAATTTGTTAAAATGTGCAAAATGAAGGGGTATAAAATCAATGCTTGCTATATGGATTCAGCGGAACAAACACTAATGGCAGGCTTTGAGCAGGCATTAAATAAAAATAGAATTGGAATTGCGGTTCATAATGCAATCAAAGGGGCTATAATTAATAGGATTAATTTCTTCGACATGCTTTTTGCAACGGATAATTATAAAGTTGCTAGACATTGCAAAGTTACAATTGATGCGCTAGAGAACTCAATGTGGAATAGCAAAGAAGGACACGAGGACGAGCGGTTGGATGATGGATCAACAAATATTGACACTTTAGATGCTTTGGAGTATTCAGCCGAGCCTTACATGGAAAATATTATTGCAAATATGGAGCACGCAGCTTAAAAAAATAGAGAGAAGGTATTATG